CTGCAATCACTATTGCAAAAGAAATTGACCCAGCGTCGACCACAGCGCTTGAAAATACTATGTGGGGTTGGAGGATCACGCGGCGCGTCTTCTCTGTGAGTATGTGGCTTGCCACACCTCTCATGAAGTTCGTCCGTGTAACACGGGAATTTACTCTCTCTGATAGCTGGACACCTTCGGGTGGTCCCTACGGAGATGATGTTATCCCGGGGTTCTTCAACCATTCCCCAGTGCACATTGCACTGGAAGCGGCCCTGCCAGTTGCGCCGAAACTCTTACCACTGGCCAGAGGAAGCAATTCCTCCTACCTCAAGCTCCTCCTTGGCTACTCCACTGGAATGACCTTGTTGGTAGTCGGGTTCCTCGGATACCACTCAATGAGTTTACTCATTAAGCGACATCCGGGGGGCTCCGATGCTCACCGCGCAGCCCTCGCCAGACACATGACAAAATGGCGTTGGGTCGCGAAGACATGGTGCATATATGCCGAGTACCAAATTGTCCACGTTTTGTGGCGGTTTGGACTCAAGGGCAAGCACTCATGTGCAGACGTTCATGACAAGCTCACGGCCTTTGTCTCACTTCGCCCCTCTGGCGAGATGAGACCCGAGATCAAAAGTCTTGCTCTTAGTGTCGCCGGTCAATTGGCCGGCGCTTCTAGTGCTTGCGATCACGGGACCGCAGCCGCTGAACGTGCGACAGGTAATCGACTCCTGGAGGACATCGCGTTCTTGCTTGGCCGACGACAATTTGTCGTTGCTCCGAATGCCAAACAGAACTGCGACGCTTCTCTTGCACAATATCGTCCGTATTGTGTAGCTAAAGACTTGCGCCAGGAGGCAAGATCAGATTCTATCTGTGACCGGGATCTGATCACGATGGTCGACGTGGATTACTACGTCGACTTGAAGGAATATCTGCGAGGACAAGACCTCGCTCTTATCACCTTCATACCAGAAGCAGCGGGACAACCACCGCTGAATGATGTCGCTTACTGCTTTCGTGGCAATGAAGTCCACTACTCCGTCGGAGGAGGGTCGACTTTTAGCCACAAGCTCTGGAATCATTTCGGAGACACGCGCTATGTCAGACATGGAAACACTCTGTACCACTATGAGGTTTTCATGGTGCGCCTTTTCCCCAACCGCTATCTCGTTTACTACGAACTAATCCGTGAGGTTTTTGACTTTATGGGCGTCCATTCTAGTGTATGCAGTGCAGCGTGCGACAAGCACCTCACCCTCATTGAACCCGCCTATTTGGAATTGAACTGTCACGGGGTAAGCGTCATACCCGTTGGGACGGACCTTTCGGTAGCCCATGAAGGCACCTACGATTCCTGGAGGATCTCGAGGACATTATTCGAGACCCTTAAATACAGGAACACAATGTCTGGGGGGCCCCTCAAGATTTATGATGCTCAAACATCCTTGCCTAAAGAGTTGGCTAAGGACCATCAACATCTTGGGGCAGTCGTTCACCGCCTGATCACGTCTGCCATCGCGATCAGTGCCACACCCCAGTTGCCATCGAGTGCAACGCCGCCGCACTCGTTCCAAGCCTTGCCAATAGTCAGTGGTCAAGTACACCGCCCATCGATGCATGCTCTCTGTAACCCGATCGTCAGCGGGGCCTTCGCACCAACGAAGAGTCCCTCCAACGATCAAAGAGCAACTCTGGGCCGTGTACTCACCATTGCCAATGTCGTTCATCGGTATCCACCTCAGATCCACCAATATCTGCGCGAGTTCCTTCAATTGCTCGTGCCAGCCAATCTGAGGAACTCTGGAATACCTCTTGATTTCGACGAGGTTTGGGAGCGCCAATCCAGGCCGACTCAACGCGCGACAGCCAAACAGGTCACTGCCTCGCTTATGCAACCCTTCAAGATGATTTTCAAATCATTCGTGAAGGCTGAAGCATACGCCAAGGTTACTGATCCGCGCAATATCTCAGTCCCCCCCCATCAATTCAGAATCCGCCACTCTCGTTATACTTACGCATTTGAGACACTCATGCACGAGACGCCATGGTACGCTTTTGGATTAAAACCACTGGACGTCGCACACCGCGTCATGGCCCTCGCAAGCAATTGTGAGGCCTTAGACGAGGGCGACTATAGTAGGATGGACGGGACACAAGGAGAAATTGCCAAGCAGCTGTTGCTCTCGGCCTACCTTCTCTTCTTTCAACCCCAGTATCATGCTGAGATACACCAGTGGGCCAAAGAATCGAGGAATGCGGTCGGTTGGAACTCCTCCAACCAAAAGTATAACACCGGGACCTCTAACCCGTCCGGTCAGCCCGCGACATGTCAGGAAAACTCTGCCATAAATGCCTTTATCAAGTACTGCGCCGCCCGAGCCACAATGGACTCCGCCCGCGCATGGAACAATATCGGCATGATTGGTGGAGATGACTCCTTGTCGTCGGCTGACTTGGCGGATGAGGTCATGCGCGTGTCGGTTCTCCTAGGATACAGCTATAAATCGAGCATTGTCACTCGAAATGGCTCGCCACAATTCCTAGGGAGGATATACTTGAACCCTTGGACCAGGCCCCACAACATCACGAGGGTCAGGTTCGCTCTCAGCAAGATCCATCTGTCTTCGACTAATCCTGAACAAGTCTCTTGTGCCATCCAACTGCAGCGTAAAGCCGATGCCCTGCTCGTGACTGATCCCAACACTCCTGGGATCCGCGAGTGGGCACTGCATTTTACCTCAGGTGTCAAACAAATAGACGATTCAGACTTGGTCGGCTATAATGTCCGCCTCACGACTCCCGAGTCGTGGGTCGGTGTTATTCCTGACGCCGATGATCCAGTTGTTTTCGCTGTTGCCGCGAAGCAACTTGAGTTGAGCCCAGCCGAGCTTGGGACCTTCTGTGAGAACGTGCGCCGCGATCCATCGCCCAACCAGCCGTATCTGAACTTCGAACCCGTAGTGACGATACCCGCTATCGTTGGCGACTCGATCGTGATACCAGACGACGTTCCGGAGGCCTCCATACCGGCACTGATCTGCAGCCAACTGCCAGAGAGCGAATTGCGAGGGAAGGAATCCATTGATCCTGAAGATAATAAAGAGGACAATGTGAGTAAGACAGACGATGCAAAGAAGATCGTCTGTGAGGAACTCCTTAGTTCCGTTGAGGGCTATTCAGCCGGCACAGAAGATGGAGCTTCTGTGGCCGCCCCTCAATCCGTGGGGGCTCCCATCCGGACCAAATCCAAGAGAGTCCGTCAGAGGAAAGCCAAAGACACCACGAAGGCACGCACCACCGTGCAC